TTAAAAAACGGCCCCTGCATTCTCAGGCTCTTTCTGACTCAAATCCTCAAGGATTTCATCAGACCCTGTAATCATCTGATAGGCCTTGAATAAGGTTTGATAATCAAGTTCCTGCGTTCTCTCAAAACTCAATTTTACGTCATCTTGTTCAATATAGATTTTCATTCTTTCCTCACTTTTCCTGGATAACATCCCGGACTTCTACAATTTCATTTCAAGTTCTGCCTGTGTTAACGGCTCAATTCGTTGATAACCTTGGACAGTGTAGTTTTTCTTGTATTCAAATCCCAAATCCGCAAGGCTATTCTTGAAATAGTCTTTTTCTTTCGTGTCAGCGAAATACACTTCCAAGGTCATTTTTTGGGTATATCGTTTTAAGCCATTCTCATCCCCTCTGACGGCTTCTTGCTGGTTTTGGGATAATCGCCCACTGTCTAAGATTTCGCCCGTCTCTGGGTCAAATTCTTGCGTTTCCTCGTCGATATGACAGCCAAGGATTGTTCTAAACTCTGGATGTTCATTTTGTTGTTGAGCTAAAACTTCCTCACGTTCTCGTTCAGCTCGCTCTTGAGCCAATCTCAATTCTTCCTTTTGCTTTTCAAAAGCGTAATCTACCTTGATTTGTTCCAACACTTCAACCAAAGTCATGTCTTTCAACATACGAATATATGGCTGGTCTGTCATTCCGTACTCGGCACATTGTCCTGAGATTGCTGAGATGGTTTTCTTGTACTCTTCTTGCTTCTGATACTCAAATGTAATCATGTCATCAAGCGACTTCATCGTAACTTTCTTGAGTGTCACACCGTCAGCCATGAAATCGCCTGCCTTGATGTACTCAAGTGCTTTCTCATCAAATAGACGAGGGTCTAGCATGTATTCTGACGCCTTGTTTGTGATGTACCCCTTAACCGTATCCAGTCTGAGTGCTTTCTGATGGTCTTCAAACTCTTTGACATCTTTCGCAATCTTTTTGATAACACCGTCCAGCGGTTCAACCTGCTCTGTGATGTATTCGTTGAAATCGTCAGCTGTTTTTGACAAAACCTTTTTGATTTTGATACGCTCATCAGATATCTGCTTGAATAGTTTTCTGAGATCAGCTAATACCTGCTTATCGTCCTTGATTGTCGAAGCAGTAACTGTATAATTTTGATACTTCGTTACCACCTCTTTAATATTTTGTTCAAATAATTCACGGTCTAAAATTTCAACCTCTGCCTGAGTGATACTTACTTGTAATTCTTGCATGTTAGTACTCCATTTCTTCTAAGAGTTCGCCTTGTAGCGGTTCGTCTTCAAAATTAGGAATTTCATCTTCTGGATAAGCTGATGATTGGTGTTTCTCCTGCTCTCGCTTCATCTCTTCAATCTGAGCCATTTTCCTCGTTCTCACTTCTTCTTGAGATTCTTGAGGAGTTACATCGATAGGAGCTGCTTGTTCCATTTCCTCACTTGTATAAAGTCCGCCCACATCTTCTGAGAACGAATCACGGACTGCTGCAACAATTGCAACTTTCTCAATCATCTGCCCTGGCGCTTTTTGCCACCAGTTCTTCCCAGTGTTATATGCTGACAACTCAACTTCACGATATACCGGTCTAGTTCTATCTTTACGATAAACCTCACACCAACCACCGATTAGAGTACAATTTTTAGGTAAGATGACACCTTTTTTATTTTTTAACTCTCCACTTGCGTCTTCGTAGATAATTCCACTTTCAAAACCGTCATAATTTTGATTTTGTTCCGCACGCTTCATAAAAGCGTCCTTTGAGACAACAATCTGTGCAGGATTGTTTCCGTACTTGATAAAGTAAACTTCTTTCGTGAATGGGTTTAAATTACGATTTTTCACGATAGCCAGTAAAGTTTGTAATTCTTGTGGGCTTGCTTGGTGTTTTGGGTCAACAAAATTTCGCAATGTTGCTCCGTCTAGTTTTTGCAAATCTGTTAGATATGCACCTTTTGTTTGTGTTAGTTCGTTTGTCATTTCTTTCTACCTTTCGTCTTCTTAAGGTTCCAATTTTCACGCTTCAAGCGTCGATTTTCGTTTTGTAGTTTCAAGATTATATCTTGTTGTTCATTGATAATCTGCCCCATCTCTCGGCCGAGATGAATATATTCAGCTCGCCAGTTGTCGATTTCTTCGTGTAGCTCCTGAATCATATCTCATCCCCTACATATCGACGTCGACCGCATCCGATATCCACATACTCGCTTGGGTCAAGTTCCTCTTGCTCCTCAGGCGGTTGCATTATATCTCTGTCATAATCAAACATGTGCATACACCTTTCCGAGTTCCAGAACTCGTTTCACATATCTAGCCTTGGATGTTAGCCCAAGATCTAGCAATTCGTTTTTTTCTTCATGATTGGCCAAAAGCCATACACGGTTTTTAAGTTCAATTCTAGTCATTATCTGATCCTCAACGTAACACTTTCACAATCGTCTTCTTAGGTTCTGGCAAAGCTAACGGCTCTGGCTTCAAACCTTCAGGTCGTTCATTGTCAAATGTGAATCCTGGAAACTCTCTACGGATATTCTTGCGGATTTGTTGCCGTTCAATTTTACGTCCGATTTCAATAATATTGTTAAATTCATTGACTTTCTGCATGTCCTCTTCTTGCTCTCGTTTTTCAGCTTGATGAGCAAGAAACCCTGCGCTGATAAATCCTAAAATCACTGCGCCAGTTCCTAAAAGCTGATTTATTAATGGTGGTTCAAACATTCTGTTCTCCTTATGCTCTTAATTTTCGTACTTCTTTCTCTAATTCCAAAATCTCATAAACATCATTGACATCGTACATAATATCTTTCCCTTGCTTACGAAATCTTAATCCTTTACGTTCTAACTTCTTAACATAGGCATGATTAAAGCCAAACTTCTTCATCAAAGCCTGTTGATTGATTGGCATGCGATCATTCTCTAACTGCTCCTTGACCTGATTTTCAGCAAAAGCCAGTAATTGGTTTGTGAACAATTCAGCACTTTCGCCGTCCAATCGTAATTGTAACGTTATACCTTCCATTTTCTACATCCTCTCAACTATGCGGGCAAGCATTTTTGTGATATAATTCAATTAGTAATTTTTGATTAGCGCCTGATTGCCGTCACGTGCTTTTTGTTGTCTTCTAGACTGTCTTACTTTCCATCGCCCTGAGTTCTATCTCATGGCTAACTTGTTTCAATAGCTTCTCACACGCTATTTTTGCTTCTCTGTACGTTGTATTTTCGCTGATGAAGTAATCAGCAAGTTCGATGATTTTATCTTCCATAATTTTCTCCAAAAATCGGTCTTAAGACTGATGTAAGCCCTTCAAAAACAGTATATATTTATATTATCCTTAACAAGAAAGGAGCTGATGCAAATTGGCAAAATTTTTGAAGGGGACTGTGGTTCAGTGATCTAGTTTAGCTAGGTAACCAACACGTTTTTACTGCGAGTGTGACTGTACGGAGCCTGTCGCTGACTATAAGAGGGACTGCAGCTCTGCTTATAGCGGGACTGACAGACAACTACCGAGCGGCACTCAAAGACTAGCTAAACCACGTTGATTGCAGTGCTGGAAGCATGACCAGCGAAGTTTCAACCAGTTGCTTTACACCGACTGTGAAACCTTATCAAAGTATGCAAGTCTTGACCTAGTGTAAAGTAGGTTAAGACTTTTTTATTGCTCAAGAACTTGTGAATCGTTCAAAGAAATCTTAGAATCTAACTCATCCACTTTCTCAGCAATATATGTCACGATCCTCAATATCTCGTTGAGGGCTGTTCTTTCTAGTTCATTCATCTTCCTTCTCCTTTATTTCCTACATGTTCAACCATTTTCTAACCAAATCAGTGCTGTCAACGCTGTTGATGGTTTCAGGAATAGCAGATAACTCTACTATCTTGACCCAGTAGCTATCTAGCACTTTCTTATCAACGTAGACCGCTTGTTCGCATAAACCGATGTGTCCATCAATGACCATCGCTCTACGGACAAGTAGGTCTTTTTCTGTTTCCAGTTCAATACGTCCAGCAATATTGCCAGAGATTTCAAGATACTTGTCTGGTTCTTCCATCTCTACTCCTTCCAAACCAAAGTCCTATATTAGAAATTTGAAATTTCTCTCTTTTATTTATTAAAAGAAGTAGGACTTGTTGTCTTTTAATATTTATTGTTATTTAATACTTGTTGTTAGTTAATATTTATTAGTGCCCAAAATCTGACATCTCACTTTCTGACATCTCACTTTCTGACATCTCACTTTTTGGAATATCAGAATTATAATTCATAGACGCCTTTTTGATAGACAGGTTTAATCTCTGTTTCATAATATCGAATTGGAAATCAGATATTTTTACATCTGAAAAGAATCTGAATATATGACTCCCTCCATTTCCGGGAGGTTTTTTTCTGATTTTTCGCAAATATCCAGCCTCTTCAAAGATTTTGAAATACTTATCAATTGTCTTCCGGTTAACACCTTTTCGTTTAGCTATTTCATCTGGATAGACTTGCCAGTTAGGGTGGTTAGCTAGGACAACCATCATAATACCAACAGCTGTAAAGTCCAGTTTTGGATCGTTGATAAAACTATTACTAACAGCAGTATAATTTTCAGTCGCATTCTTGAAAGATAAATTGACAATCTAAATTTTTAAAGTCTGTCATACGCTCTCCTTTCTCTTCGCTTATTTCAATCACTTTCGTCCTTTTCTAACCTGTTAGACATTCCTGATTAAGGAACTTGTTGATAAAGTACTGCTGTCCTTTGCCTGTGACCTTAGTTGTTGTGTTGACAGTGGTGTGACCGTCAGCATGATTGATGTTTGTCTTTTTCAACTCAAATAGACCTAACTGCATGCTTTTCTGTGTTGGTTGGTTCCAAGACTCTCCACGTCGACTAATGATGTAGCCGTTAGAGCGTAACCACTGGAAGAGCTTGTTTTGACCAATGTCAATCCCATTCTGTTTCAGAATTTTAGCTAGTTCACCGATTAGACAAGATGACTTACTTGCACTTACTGCGTCTGCAAATAACACCTTAGGACGGTCCGCTTCAATCTGCGTCTCCAGTTTATGAATCTTCTTATCCGCCATGAGCAAGGCTCTTGCCATAATCTTCTCAGGACTGTTGAAGTCTTTTTCTACTTGAATGAAGTACTGTCTGACTTCTTTTCCTTTGTCGGTTCGCTGAATCATAGCGATTTCTTTAGCCATGTCTAGTTTGATGATGTGGTCAGTCATATCTTGCAGACCTCCAGGGGTCGGACATTTTTGGGTCACCCTTGCGAAATCCTGATTTTCTTCAAAACCATACTCCGCCATTCTTCCAAACCATTTTCTATATTCTGTTTTAACTCCCAATGCCTCATGCAACTGACGACCAGATACAATTGGCTCATGATTGTCATTCACAGTCACTTTAATAATTTCGTTCATGTTTTTCCTCCTATTCCTCAAATCTTTCCGTTGAGTATCTGATTTTGTTAGGTGCTTTTTTGTTTTATAATTCTGGAAATTCCTGTTTTAATTTTGTTAGACGGACGTTGTACCTATCCAAAAAGAAATTTTTAAATTCTTTATATGTTTCCAAAGCGTTTTGAAACTCATCATCTGTCAAATCTTTTATTACTGTTGCACCATGTAGAGATAAAACAAGAGATTTCAATTGTTCATGGATAAGGGAGGTATAAAGATTTTGTTTCGAATGATAGTAAATTCCTCTTTTATCCATCAACCTGTTTGTTGAAAATATTTTAGAGTCACTACCAATATTACTATCCCAACGGATTCCTGTTATGATTGGATAGATTGCACTACCTATTTCTCTCTTATAAGGATTTTGAAGTAAATCAAGGACTTTAGGATGATTGTTATTTACGATACGAATATCTTCATCAGTGATAGCGACTTGACCAAAATCTTTTCTAACCTTAACTATTTTATTTGCGACTGCCTCAGCAATCATTTCCTGTAATTCACGTTTACTTATTGTAATTACTTCTTCCATTCTCCTACTCCTCAAATCTTTCTTACTCAATCCCATAATCTTCAATAACTTGAAGAATGAAACTGTTTGCTCGCGGACCCTTCGTCGCCCCACTTAGAATATTTGTTACTTCCTGTCGTTTAAAGCCATAAGCAACCGCTAGAGTTGTTTTTTTAATGCCTTTCTCTTTTAAGAAAGCATTAACTCTTTCGCGACCGTTTGCGATATCTGGCATATATACCCCTCCTCTTTACTAATTTGTAAATAAGAAACAACTAAAATTTTAACTATTTTTCTGCATTACGCTTGACAACTAACACCAAATCGGCTAAAATGAAAGCATAATAAAAACACTAATAAATCTATAAATACCGTTCGCTAAAACATTTTTTATAATTTATTTTCTTAGTTGTTTTTTTAGTTGTAACTTACTTACAAAAAACATTTTACACCTTTTGGGATAATTAGTCAACCTTTTTACACCAAATTTGTTAAATATTTTTTGTAATGTCTTAGAAAGGTTGATTTAACAATGTTTGAGACATTTGAAAAAATAAAAGAATTGGCAAAAAAGCGTGGAAAATCTCTTGGACAAGTCGAAGAAGACTTAGGTTATGGCAGAAATACACTGTATAAGATAAAAAACTCTACGCCAAATGCTGAACGTATAGCAGAAATTGCTAACTACTTCAATGTATCCACAGACTACCTGCTCGGACGAACAGATAACCCTGCTATCGCTGGGAGTGATGAATTTGCTCAAGTAAACGGACAAATCATAGACTTACGCAAAGCGGCAGCCAACACCATGTTATTTGACGGAAAACCACTAAATGAAGATGATATCGACTTCATCACATCCGTCCTATCCGCCCACTTCAAAAGCAAAGGAGAACGCTAATGACTATCACTATCAACTTCACAGAAAAAAACTCCTACATCACGGACTACCTAAACAAACACGGTATCGACACAACGACCATGGATTTTGACGACTTCATGGCACTCATGGAAGATATCGAAGACGCACGAGCAGCTGACCAAGCCTATATGGAGTATTTAGCCGACCCAGTTACTTATACCATGGATGAGGTCTTGGATGAACTAGGACTAACTCGAGAGGATATTGCTTAATGTATCGGCTAGATATTGATAAAAAAGCTCTCAAGCAACTTAAAAAACTAGATACCCCAACCAGAAAACAAATCCTATCCTGGCTTGCTAAAAACATTGAAAACACGACCAATCCACGACAACATGGAAAAGCATTAAAAGCCAACCTTGCAGGATACTGGCGATACAGAGTAGAGAATTACCGCATCATCTGTGATATCCAAGACGATAAACTAGTCGTCCTAGCCGTGGAAATCGCCCACCGCAGAGATGTTTATAAATAACGAAGGAGAACTATGACACTCGCTAAACTCTGCGAAGAATATCAAGTAGAACTTTGTCTCTTCGACGGTTCAAACTGGCACAGTAGCGGTTTCTACAATCCAGACACAAACGTACTCGCTATTGACCACAACTTGACTCCTGAACAACAAATCCAAGTCGCCCTACACGAACTTGGACACAAAGACCACACACGCTCAGAGTACCAGAACGCCCGTCTACGCTGTGAAAACGAAGCTGATAGGAATATGATCCATCATCTCGTAAAAGACGCACTAGAAAACTTAGACGATCCCACAGAGTTTGATTACCTCAAATTCATGTCTTACTACAATCTAAAAACCATGACAAATGAAATCATGGTTAAAGAAGAGTATTTAGCATTAGTAAATTAAAAAAAGGAGTATCAATATGGAAATTGATAAAGTAAAAGCCGATTTAAAACAAGTCGGCAAACGTGTAGCAGAACTCAGCCAAAGCATTACGAATGAAGAGCAAACCAAAAACGCCTTTATTATGCCTTTCTTCCAAGCTCTTGGATATGATATCTTCAATCCACTTGAATTTGTCCCAGAATTTACTGCCGACGTGGGTATTAAAAAAGGCGAAAAAGTCGACTATGCGATTATTTTGGATGGCGAGCCTCAAATCCTAATTGAATGTAAATCAATTACAGAAAACCTTACTAAGCACGACTCTCAACTATTCAGATATTTCGTAACCACTAAATCAAAATTCGGTATCTTGACAAATGGTAGAGAATATAAATTCTTTACTGATTTAGATGAACCAAATAAAATGGACACAACTCCATTCTTAACAATCGATGTGACTGATATCAAAGAAAATCAATTTACTGAAATTATCAAATTCCACAAAGAGAATTTTGATATTGATAATATTGTTTCATCAGCTTCTGAATTGAAATATCTCAACAATCTTAAAGCGTTTCTGACTGAAAACATCACTACACCTTCAGATAGCTTCCTCAGATATCTAACATCAGAAATCTATGAAGGTCGTGTGACTCAAAATATCTTAACGACATTTTCTCCTATAATCGTGAAAGGGTTTAGTCAATTCATCACAGAAAGAGTTAATGAAAAATTAAGTGCAGCACTTAATACAAATGTTGAAACAAGAGTAACAACCGATATTCCAAAATCTGAAACCGAACCTGAAGAGATTGTTGAAGCAGCTGATGAAATTATCACAACTCCTGCTGAATTAGAAGTTTACACTGTTGTTAAAATGCTTGCTAAGGATGTAGTATCTCCAGAACGTGTATTTTACAGAGATAACCGAAGCTATTTCAATGTTTTAGTCGATGATAACATCAAAAAATGGGTATTACGTTATCGTTCAAATTCAAAGAAAAGCACTATCGAAATTCGTGATAAAGGTACCTTCCCGGTATCTACTCCCCTCGAAGTCGCAAATTATGCTAACGAGATTATAGAAGTAATTGAAAAATTTGCATAAGATAAAGGAGAACACCCATGAAAAAACTACTAACAACATCAGCTATCTTGCTTAGTGCTACAGTTCTAGTAGCATGTTCTAACAACCAATCAGCTACCAAAGATAGCGCAGAACAACCAAAAACAGAGCAAACTAAAGCAAATGACAAACCTGCTTCTAAAAAGGCTACTAGCTTAGACGATTTTAAAAAAGCACTAGAAAGTAATGGCTTCACAATCAAAGAGGAAATAAAAAAATCAGCTAGTCTCATTCAAGCTGAATCAGGAAAAGGATTTATCTTAGAGGATGATACCGCCGTAGAAGTTTACGAATACTACGATAAAAACCCAATGTTTGAAGAAGCTAAGAAAGAAAAAGAGTTAATCGGACACCCTGCTTATATCTACGGGAATTATGTTGTTTTAGTGCTTAATGCTACAGACTCAAAAGATAAAATTTTAGAGAGTTTCAAAGGATTTGAGTAGATCGTTGACAGTATTTATAAATTGAACTATAATTAAGTTACTTAGAGGCAAGCCCTCATAATTTTAGACTTTGCACCTTAGCGTGCCAGGGGAAGTAACTTAACTGTTGCTTCCCTTTTTAAAAACAAAAAATCCCCACGCTCGCAAAGTTTGGCGACTCTGAGCGTGAGGATTTAACTTTCCATCTAGCAAGCAATGGAAAGGATGATAAAAAAATACAACTATAGTTTATCATAAGTTCTACACCTTTTCAACTATGCGGGCAAGCAATCGAAAAGAAAGGACTTTTTTATGATAAAAAAATACATTACAAAAAAAGGAGAGACTAGATATCTCTTTCAAACATACCTGGGCATAGACCCTGCTACTGGAAAAGAAAAACGCACAACACGACGTGGTTTTAAAACCATTAAAGAGGCAAAGGCTGCCGAACGTGACCTTCTCTTAGATGTTGAAGAAAATGGTTTTTCAAATAATGAAGATTTCCAGAACCCTACTTTTGCTGAAGTAGCTGAGTTATGGCTTGATAGCTATAAGAGCACTGTAAAACCAACAACCTATCAGAATGTTAAGAAAAAACTTGATGTTATGATTGACTTGTATTTTACAGATATGAAAATCCAGCAGATCAGTGTAGCTTATTGTCAAAAGGTTGCTATCAAGTTAAGTAATCGCTATATCCTATATGCTAATTACTACTCTGTCATTAGCCGTATCTTCAAGTATGCCACTTCTATTGACATTATTAAGTCAAATCCCTTAGACAAGATTATCAAGCCTAAAAATAGACCCTTAAAGGGCAAAGAAAACTACTATACAAAACAGGAGTTAACGGAATTTCTTAAAGTTTGCAAAGTAGATTGTAAACCTGTAGAGTATACCTTTTATCACTTACTAGCTTTTACTGGTTTGAGGACTGGAGAGGCTATTGGACTCATGTGGTCAGATGTTAACTTTGAAAATAAACGGTTGAGCATTTCTAGGACAGCTGTCGTAGTTGGCAAAAAACAAACTGTTCAGGACCCTAAAACCAAAAGGAGTAAGAGGGTTATCACTTTAGATGATGAAACTCTAAATGTATTGAAAATCTGGAAACGTCATCAGATAAAAGAATATTTTCGGGCTAGTGTGCCTTACAAACATGATTCAAATTATATCTTTACGAATAGTTTCGGAGGATGGATTTCACCTTCAGCTATGAAAGAGAGACTTAGAAGATTCTTTTGTGAACATAAGGATATCAAAAAAATCACTCCTCACGGTTTCAGGCACACACACGCTTCTCTTCTCTTTGAAGCAGGTGTTACAGCCAAAATCATTTCGGACAGATTAGGTCACAACAATGTTCAAACCACCCTTGATATGTACACCCACATCAACGATAACCAACGTTTTGAAGTTGTTGAACAGCTCATGGATTTCATTCGTTCAAGTTGA